AAAGTGGAGCTAGTATTGTGAATAATTGTAAATTTTTTATTTATGGCAGACGAAGTAATCAAGCCTGATAACTCAGCGGAAGTAGCTGCGTTGAAGGCAGAAGTTGAAAGACTAAGAAAATCTAATTCTGAAATATTAGATGATTACAAGAAAGCTAAGGAAGCTGCAAAGGCTGTTCCTCAAGATGTAGATGTAAATGCTTTGATTGCTTTTAAACAGAAAAAAGAACAGGAAGAGCTAGAGGCAAAAGGTAGATATGAAGAGGCTACAGAAAAACTAGCAGCCCAGTATAGGCAAGCAGAAGAACAACAAAAACAAAGAATACAGGAGTTGGAGGCTAGACAAAGACAGTTAGAAGTTGAAGCTCCAGCAGTAACAGCACTTGCTGATGTTGTACATGACCCTCAATATGTATTGAGCCGTATAAGCAAGGATCAGCTTGCTAGAGAAACAGACGGTACAGTTGTAGTTGTTGATGGATATAACAGAACACCAGTAAAAGAGTGGGCAATGTCCAAGATGCCTCAATGGGTGCAAAAAAATCCAAGACCTCAAGGGGGTGGGGCTACGACAACAAAGGTACAGACTGAGTTTGTTGCAACTGATAAAAACCCATTTGCAAAGGAGTCATTCAACCTTACAGAGCAAGCTAGGTTATACAGAACAGATATTAACAAATATAATATGCTCAAAAACGCAGTTACAGGTTAGTATATAGACAACGTGGTTGTGCCATGTCAGAGGTTGTGCCTCGAAGTAAACATATCTAATTAATTTCATGGCGACAGTTCGCAGTGATTTAATTATTCCAGAGGTGTTTACACCCTACTTAATTGAGGCTACTACTCAGACAGATAGCTTTCTACAAAGTGGGGTTGTGCAACCTTTGGCAGAGTTAAATCTAACTTCCACCGCTGGTGGCGACTTTGTAAAAATACCTTTTTATAAAGCTAACTTAACAGGAGATTTTGAGGTTCTTTCAGATTCC